TAAAATCGATTTAGGATATTTTTTTTATGATGTAAACTGTACAGAGTTTCTGGTTAGTACGAATGTTACGTCAATAAATTCTAGCGCACGGGTTGGTTGCACAACAATTTTCCCACGGATTGTTCTATTTGCTCTATCGAGTGCTGTGGTTGTTGTTGTATCGATTACAACTCTATATTGATCAACACCACCCAAATCTTGAATTTCTTTTAATACGGGTTCAATTTGACGTTGGAAGCCAGCAAGAGCGTCATCTGTGTATTGTTCAAATAGGTTTGATTTAGCAATTGCACGGATTCTTCTTCTAAGGGTCAGCATCATTCTACGAACGTTTACACGTTCAAGAGCAGAAACTGTCGCATTGACTGTCTTTTGACCCCAGACTTTAACTCCTTGACCTTGGAAGGCTGCAATTGGATTAATTTTTTCTGGGTACAGGGCATCAAGGTTTTCTTGTTTAAGGTTTACGGCAGTTCTTTCGACAGATGTTAAAGCGCCACGGCTGAAGCCCGCTGGTGCAAACCATGGATGGCCGATAAGGTCATTTAAACCGTATGCGCCTAGAACGGCAACAGTTGGAGGAACTCTAACAGAAACTCTGTTAATATCGTCTCTTATGATAACATCTGGGAAATACGCAGCAGCATAAGACGAATTTAAGCCTCTGTTTCTAAAATTAGTAATTGTTTGAGAAATTGAAACATCTTGTGAATTTGGATCGACAACAGTATCACCGTTTGTGTCTTCCTCTTCAATATCAAAGATATAAAAGATATCTTTTCTATCATTTGTAGCAATGTCAATTGCAGTATCAGTGATAATTGAGTGACGAATTCCTGGTGTTACAAAAATTCTTCCATCAACTTCTGATGTATCGGTTACAAGGAACAGAGCTTTTGTATAAGCTCTAACTGTTGGACCATTTGACAATCCTCTGTTTGCGGAATCCATTTCTTCAACAATTGCTTTATTTGTTAGATAGTTTGTATCTGTGTTAAAGATTCTTACCCCATCAAAACCACCGTAGAAGTAAGTTGTAAACTTGGTAACGCTTCTGGTTGTTGGATCAGCGAGATCACTTACAGTTAATGCTCTTGTTAGATTAGTTGTGTTTGTGGCGATATTTCCCGCACGAACATATGTCCAATCTTTTAGTCTGTTAACGTCTGGCAAGTTTGTAGAGGAGACATAATAGATTTGAACTTTTTCAAGGCTAAAAAGGTTATTATTAAATCTATCTGCATCTAGGATACCATTTGCTGTTGTATCAGCGACACCTTCATTGTTATCAACGGTGAAGTTCATCCAATCCAGTTGGAAATTTGGGAAAAACTTGCTTCTTGAAGGTAAGCTGCGGTTTGGTACTGCGGAGCTATTTGGCTCGCTAACAGACACGACGTTTTCAAATTGAACACCCCAGTAAAGAGATCTATCTGCTGTTTTTGTAGTACCAGTACCTTTTGCTAAAGTTGATCTAAATGGAACTGGTGGTTCTACAACTTTATAAAATGGGTTTTGTGAGCTTAGGTAAGCAGCGTCACTGAATGTTGGCAATGGAGCAGAACCAGATGTTACAAGGTGTTGTGGTCCTCTGAAGCCCATTGGCATTAGTGCTGAATCAACATCACCAACATCAACCAAGGAATTCATTTCAACACGAATATAACGTGAGCGAAGATCATAGTTTCCTGTTTCAGTTAAACCTTGTTGATCTTCACCGATATCAAAGTTGTAATAAACATTTTTGTCACCAATTTGTTTAGCAATATATGAATCAGATGCTGGATTTAATGTTAGCCCTCTAAAAGCTTCAAGTACAACTTTGCCGCCGTCTGAATCACCAAAGCTTCTTACAACAACGTCAAATGTTCCATATGGAGCAGCATCGTTTGTTGATGGGAAGATGTTTTCAATACTAACTTTGATATTGTTTTTGTCGCCGTCAGAAATCAGATGTAGTTTAAACAAATTTTGATACAAACCACCTTGTCTTTGAGAAATAAACCAAGGTGTGTTGGCTGTTTGATAACGATCTTCAAAGTTTTCGTAGTTTGGAGCAGTTGCTGAACCGCTGTTACGGGTTTGTGAACCAGTTACCAAGAAAGCAATATTTTCTCTTGTTCCACCAACTGCATTTAAAATAATTCCAGAACCAGTTGGAACGGCAACTGCGCTTTGTAAATCATAGTAAGAATAAAGAACATATCCTGCTTCTTCCATGCGAAGTGCATCTTTGTTAAAGATATTGCCAAAATAATTTGGTGCAGATGGATCAAAAGATGCTGTTACGGCTCTTGGGAAAAGTTCATTTGAACCTTTGTGACCGTTAAGAAGCATTACGAATTCTTGAGCGCCGCTAACGAGATTAACTGTGCCTGTTACATAACCTTTTACTGTGCCAGCAGAAAAATCTGCTGAAGTTGAAATGTCTGGTAATGAAGAATCGGCATCTTTTGAAGATGAAAGTCTAAGAATTACGCCAGATGCCGCCATTATAACGCCACGGAGCACTGGTTGACCTGAACCAACTAAACCAGCGTCAGTGAATAAGGTTGACCCAACACTTTGACTCATATACGCACCAAGGAAGTAAGTTCTTCCTAATGGTCCAGCGGCGGTTGGAGAAGTTGAAGATGCATTTGCATATGCATTGTTTCCAAGACCCCCAGAAAGTGTGCTTTGTGGTTGTTGATCACCAACAACGAAACCAGCACTTTCTACTTTTCCTCTGTTGCTTCCACTATCTGTTCTTTTTAAACCTAGTCCTACACCAAGCACTCTAATTTGAGTTAATGCTTGTTGTGTTCTAAACCATTCAGTTGCAGCTAATGCACCATAGTTCAGATATGTAACTGGTAAACCGAAGTAGGTTCTCCAATCTTGTATTGTTGGTACTAATACAGGAACAAATGCTGGTCCTGTTTGTGTTGTTGAAATAACAACAGCAGGTAGGCCAGAGGGAAGAATAGAAGTTCCTCCGCTTATGTCAATTTCCCTAACTCCGACTCCCGCGCTTTTAAATGTTAGATCTACCATATTTTAACCTTTTATTTCTTTTATATCAATTTGTAATTACGACATAAAAACAAAAACCCTGCTCAAGAATTTAATTTGAGCAGGGTTTTAAGTTAAGTTAACTTAAATTTTAAGTGTTTGTTAAACTAGAAGGAATGTACCACTGTTTGTGATGATAAAATCAAGAACGATGTATTCGATTGATTCAACAGGTTGAACCAAGACGGTTGCATTTAGTTTATTATTTTCCCGATCAACTTCTGTGTTGTTTGTATCATCACAGATTACTTTAAAGCCTTTGATACCTTTGGCTTGTTGAATTGTTGATAATTGCAAAGAAGTCGCTGTAACAAATCTATCACGAACTTCACCAGTTAGCTGTTCAAACAAGAGATTATTGCCGATTCCTGAAATTGCTCTTGCAACCTCGATTGCTAGACGTTTAACGTTGACTCTTGAGGTAAGAGCATTTATTCCTTGTTTGAGTGTGTATTGAGAGAAAATAACAAACGTGCCTTCATCTTTAAAGATTGGGTTAATTCTTGTATCGTAGAATAAATCTTTATCAGAAGCTTTAACTCTTTGAGCTACTGCTTTGACGAAAGATAGTGCGGCACGATTTAAACCAGCGGCAGCATACCATGGATATGCAACCCTATCGTTAAATCCATATGCAGCAAGAGCGGCAACTGAAGCTGGTACAACAGTTAATTTGTTGTTTACGTTATCTTCAATTGTAACTGAAGGATGGTATACCGCAACAGCATTATTATTTAATGCTCTTGCATCAAACGCTTGTGCGGTTTTTATGTTATCGATATAATGTCCTGTTTCACCATCAAAAATTCTTATAGAATCGGAATCGTAAGCTGGGATATCCATTATGTAGAATGCTTTGCCAAAACTGAGAACTTTTTGTGCCGCATAATCTGTTACAACTGGTTCACGTTGTCCTGGCAATACAACTAAATTAGATGGAGAAGTTAATGGATCAGTAACAATACTGGCTGCAACTTTATAGCTATTAACTTGGTTGTTGTTGTCACCAACGCCATTTTGGTTTGTTGTAAATCCTGGGGAAATGTAGCTTGCAGCCGCGCCACCAAAGCCAATTGAACCTGATTCAACAGAAGTTGACCTGTCTGTAAATCTTCTTGCATCTTTATCAAGTAGGTTTACACCATCAAATCCGCCATATACCAAGGTTGTAAATTTGGCATATTCAGCAAAACGATTAAAATCAGATGCGGCACCTTTTTGTAGTAGTGTAGCAAAAGTAATTCTGTCGCCATAGCTGCCATCAGTAATTTTGTAGTTTGTTCCGTCAGGCACACCATTTCTGATATACGCCGCATTTTTCATGATTGTGCCAGTTGATGAAGTTAAATCAGCAATTGCACCATTTGCAAATGCAACACGGGCTAATGTAAATTTGTTATCATTAAATGAATCTACCGCAGACCCTGTGATCACCGTATCAAGTTTTGGAATACCAACATATCTAGCATAGCTTTTAATTATTGGGTTTGGTGTATCAGAAGTGTTTGTGTTTACAGGATCACTGTTACGTTCAAACTTAACACCCCAGAACAATCTTGAATCTGCAATTTCTGTTGCACCAGGTTGGCCAGTAAATGCGGCTGACGAAGTTATATTTCCTCTTGTTACTTTAAATCTAAATGGTAGTGGTGGAGCAATTGAGCTTGTTAGTGCAGGATATGCTAATATCCCTGCTGATGCTGACAATGCAAACCTTCCAAGACCAGAAACATCAGTTGATGCTGCTGTTGTTTTAACTGTTGACACGCCTCTAAATCCAAATGGTAGTGCATTTGCTGGTGCTACTTTTGATGTAACGTTAGAGTTAATATTAACTCTAATATATTTTGATCTATTTGGATATGTACCAGTTGTTTGTAAACCTCTATCAGATTCGCTTTCAAAATCAAATTTATATGTTGTTTTGGTGTCGCCAATTACTTTTCCAATGTAATTATCTGAATTTTGATCAAGGGTTACATTTGTAAATTGTTCAAGTATTTCTTGATTAAAGTCAGTATCATTAAAGTTACGAACAAGAACAGTGAATGTGCCGTATTGATTGTTTGGATCTGAAGATGCCTTAAGGTTTGCGATTGAAATTTTTATTGTATCGCTGGCATTTGCGCCATCAGAAAGAGGTTCAAAATTAAACAAATCATATTCTAAATTACCAAATGGTTGAGAAATAAATGATGGGGTGCTTGGTGTTGTATATCTGGTATCAAATCTGCCAAAAAGATTTCTAAAAGGAATTGAGGTTAAACCACCTGTAGAAGTTGTTCCAGCAGAACCAGATACAATACCAACTGAGCTTGAAACTAGCGATCCAGTTGCTACAGCGGCCAATTCAGCATCAACCGCAAAATCGGCATATAGATAATGCCCAGTTGTTTCAAACTTATCTGGGTCAGTATTTAGTATGTTTGCGTAATAGTCCGCAGCAGATGGATTTAGAGACGCAGTATAAATTGTAATACCTGCGAAACCATCACTGTTTCCAAATGTGGTTCCAAGACTTGTTGAAACAACAAGTTTAAACTTGCCGTTTGTAACGCTATTTGAACCGCTATCTATTGTTGCAACGTCATCAAGAGCGTTTGTGAATGATTCGTTCACACCATTCATTACCATGATGCGTGAACCAGAGGAGCAAAAAATCATACCTCTTACAAGATGTACTGCATTTCCTGCTAAAGAGTATGATCTATTATCAGTGAAAATTGGATAACCATATGCCTCTTGGTTTGTTAGAATATGGCGGGCAACCAAAAATTGAACCGCCCCTTGATGACGGCTATCACCTGTAATTTGTACAACAGAAGAAGAAACTGCAAAACCTGCGTTTTTAACAATCCCTTTTGTTCTTGTATCTTCAAAATCTCCAGAGCCGCTGTTTGTACCTGCTCCTAATACTCTAACAAAAACTGCATTTGTTCTGTTTTCCAACCATCTTTGGGAAGCATAAGTGGCTGGATAACCTGGGGTTACTGAGCCAAATTTTGCTGTTTGATCCGAAAGTGATCCTAGAGAAACAGGTACAAATGCAGGTCCAAAAACTGATGCGCCAATGATTGCAGCAGGTGTCCCTACTGGTTCAATCTCTCTAAGTGAAGCATCAATTTCAGAATCATAATATCCTGGTGCTTTTAATATTTGTTCTGCCATTTTTATTTACCTTTTACTTTTAAAAACAAAGTTCAAGGATAATTAGAACACTCTTTGGCAGAAACATTCAGTCTTTTGAAATAAGTTCAATTACTTCGTTAATACTGGATGCTCTATACACTGTTTCTTTTGATTGACGACCTTCAGTTACTTCGGCGTACACCAATTCCCTTTTGTTAGTCAACTCATTTATAACTTCTTTTTCAAAATATAGATTTTGTTCGGTTGTTTTTGGTTTTGGATCACTTATTTCATCAACATCTGAAAGTAAAAATCTATCTTGATTTTGTTTGATACCGCTTTGATCTATTAATGTTTTGTGATAGATCTTAGTTGAAGAAAAATTAACTTCAAAGTCAAAGTTTACCGCAGTTGTATATTTTTTAACTGGGTACATGTTTGTTAATTCGTTTGGCGGTAAAAGAAATGCTTTTACCTTAATTTCAATGCTGGTTTTAACAATTTTTTCTTGGTCGCTATTATCCTCAAAGTTGTCTTCCATTGATATTTGATCGCCAAGATAACCAACATACCAATAACCTGCATCTGTTGTTAACACATAAGCATTATCCATTGGTAGTTTTGAACTTAATATTGATTGTAACAATAGGTTCATTGTACCCATATCTTCTGTCCATAAAGTTACCTGATAAGTTAGATCGACAAAAGTTGGGGCAGGAATTGCTAAATATTCTAGTGTGTTATTATTTAATTTAGGATCAAGCAGCATACCTTTTTGAGTTGATATGTCATTTTTGTTGCCGCCTCTAGTTCTTCTAGAGGTAGGAACAGAAGGTATATTTTTTAATCCAAGTTTATTAATCAAGTTTTGATAAAACGGATCTCTCTCATTATCAGGGGAAATTTTCACAATTATTTCACCTGTTGCGCTACTAATTGCTCTAGATCCTTGAACAGCTAATGAGCTTTCAATGCCTGTTCTCCTAATTGAAATAGCAGGTAATATAAGTAAATTGTCTTTTGAACGTAGCGGAGTTAGTTTTTTCGCAAGTGCAAATCTATCAC